GTCCAGACTAACCTCCTGGTCCGCAAGGAGGAGGAGTATTTGGTACTCCCGCATGGCACTAAGCCACGATCACCTTTAAAAAGGTGACCTCCTTCCGAGCTTGATGCTGACGCGCTCGGGACGTCCAGAACGTTCCAAATGCTCATCATCAACGCTGGCAACGTCGATAGCGAGGCCATCCCGGCCAACGGTATGATACCGTTGATCGATCGGCTTTCGCAAGAGACACTTGGTCAGGGCTCCATCCCCCGAGAGAGGATCTCTCGGAGACTTGGACCACTGGTAGTAACCCTTGGTTAAGGGGCTATGAGTGGAAGGGTCGATCGTTTGGTATTCGTACCCAAGGACCGACTCCCTGCCCAGAAGAGGTGATGTAGGTGCTACGTTGGGAAACTCCTTAAGGAGTTTCTTGAGGTAGTCATCCAAAAACGCAGTGGTTTTCCAAAGGCCAGCCCAATAGAGCTGGTTCCTAAGGGCCACTGTCGCAACAACACCTCCAGCGTCCTGCCGCCGTGTAGGTAGGCACTGACGGACCTTGACGATTGAAACGTCTTGGCCGTCATAGTACTCCCTACCGCAAGATTCCCTGAACCGACCGGTCCAGTAGGACTTGCTGACGTTAACAACATACCCAAAAGTATGGAGTTCGTCAACGACGGACAGCACATAGTCTCTGGGGACAATCAAGTCATCCCCAAAGACACGCACCTGCTCGGAAAACAGATTGACAACCTGTTCCCGAGAAAGCGGGGCACTTAGCTCCCTTTCTATCCCCAGCAAGATGATGGCAAGGAAAGCCATCGCCTCAAAGGGGAAGCAGAGAGCTGAACCCATAGACGCGAACTTGGCTAAACGGATTACTCCGTGGCCAGGAACGTCAGCCTTTCGAGATCTGCTGGCATCGACCGCCCGAAGCAAGAACGGGTGGTCGGCCAACATGGCTCGTACATGCTGATTCGAAACACGATCGGATGCCTCACTCAAATCGAGTGTGGCGAGGTCGCCGCTGAGCGAACCTCTACAGGCCATGACCCGGTTAGGGTCCTGGTCTTTGAATCCGATAACTCGGCTCAGGAAACCATCCTGAGAGATCGAGTCGAGGATCGAAGCCAAAAGAGCTTGCTGCGCATATTACATCGCAGTTGGCTCAATGGCGATAATCCTAGGTGTTTTGATTGTCTTAGGAACCGTGATAACCCTTACGGGTACCTCGGAACCGGGTTCGAGGATGTTCATTTGCTTCTCGATACCCGCGGCAAAATAACTCCGCGAGTTCGATGAAAGCATCTGCCTATGTGACAGCTGAGCGCTGTCAAGGCGGGCGGTCCAGGACCGCTGATTCCACTTCCCATTACTGGAAAGTTTGTCAGCGACAGCGCCTGGGCCGTGCTTCGGAACGAGTCTACCCCAGAAGACATCTCTGTCAACTCGGGCAAACATCTCTCCGTATAGCATATCAGAGATACGCTTAAAGTCCTCTAGGTAAAGAGGATCCAAGCGCTTATCTGATTCCCGAACATCCTGCTCACATTTGATAAAGTCGAGCATCGCTCGCTTCTCCCGCTCGGGGGTAACAACCCGAGTTCCACGCCCCTCTTGGGACGCGGAAGGAAGGGCGATCTTGCTGAACATCAGCGTTAGCTGACGAACAGCATAGATTGCTTCGATGCACGGCTCATCAAAAAGTGCGCCACTACTAGGGTCGAACACACGGTCCAGGAACCCTCCGAGAAATCGGGGGCGACCTCTCTGATGATCCCAATTAAACTTTGGGGCATCAGAGCTGGGACCGACGAAACCTTGGTCCAACCATTTTTGGATGGTCTTCCCAAGGTCCGCCAGGACTACGGCTAGAAACCATAGTCCCTCGTGTTCAACCCGACTCGTGACAGTTTTTATGTCACGAGTGGCGCTGGTGCAGCATCGTACGGCAAGTTCATCCGCCGTACAGGACCAGAGTGACGTCAGGCTTTTCATCGAGCCTCCTTTCTGGAGGGTTCGAATCCCTAGCCCTGTCGTCATACTACCTGCAATCCCGCATCATATGCGATTGCATTAGATGCTCCAACCGGTGGGTGCCAAGACGTCGATGTTATCGACGTTGTACAGCCACCGCCAGAGGAACAGACGGTTCTTGTCGGAGTCTTCCAACCTCTCCATGAGGTAGGTAAACGCCGGCAGGTCGTCGTTCAGCTCGCTTATCGTGAGCTTGCGCTGAACCATCACGATCTCCAGGTCCGGTTGGACCTGGAGGAAGTGAAGGACCTCAACGCACTTCTGGAGGGGAGTTACCCCTTGGGAATCGCTCATATCGAGTCTCCTTTGGGATTGCTCCCATGTTGTGTTTAATGGGATTGGACAGGTAGCCCAATCCGGATCAGGAGGACTTACGCCTCCATGGCTTACTCCGCTTCTTTTCAGGGCGGAGTTTCTGGATGCCTTTTACGGCGGCCAGAAAAGCCTGGAGAGCAAGTCGCTCTTCCATCGTCGGGTCTTCCGACGTTAGCAGGTAAACCACCATCAGAGAGCGAGTATCATATTCATGATCCTCGCCGCCTGGATAGTGAATCACCTGGATCTGGAGTCGGTTCACTCCCGCTTCTATAGACATGAATTATGTCCAATGAAGAGGGCATCACCGATCAGATAGACCGCATCAACGAGGATTACGGTAAACACCACCAGCTTTTTGCTGGTGAGGTCACCTGCGTCCACGTCGGTACGGCGCCTCCCAGGAGTTGTTTCTCTCCTGTGGGGCCGGTCCTCGGATGTGTCTGGCATTACGCCATCCACTTACCATGGACCGTGACTGATGCACGCAACGAGCACCACGCTGTAGAGAGCAGAAGCTCTCCGGCGGGGATGTCCGATCAGGACTCGCCGCCAAGCAGCTTGGTGATCATCGCGTCCGAAGTTCCCGTAAACAGGGCCTTGAAGCCGTCATAGACGGCCTTGGCCTCTGCGGCCGTGTAGCCGGCGGGAGGCGTGTCGAACACGATGTAGTTACTCATCGAGACTCGCACGTTCTCCGCAGGCTTGAACGGGTCCGCGGTCAACTTCGAGGTGTCGATCCGGAGCATCCGCCGGGTCCGCTTCCCGTAATCGTGGGAAGCGGTCAGACGGATCAGTCCGTCACCCGACTGGTACTCACTGCGGTCGTCTCCCACGCTGATGCGGGGGAGCGCCACGGTAGAGCCAGAGATGGTGACAGACAGCGGGTCGGTGAACGACATGGGCATCACTCCTAGGGCCTAGATTGGCCCCTTCGTTGGCGTTTTGACGCATTTACGTCATCTAACGTGACGAACGGGTAATTCCGATCGCCGCGAGAATGGCTTTCTGGAGATTCGACAAAGAATCCCAGGATACGCCAAACCCGTACGGGTTAGCCTTCTTCCGCAGCTTCGTCTCTGTGACGAAAGTAATGCTGTGAGAGAAGACGGGTGGCACCATCCCGTTAAGGGGTGGTGTGTTATACACCCGTGTATAGGTATCTTTAACGATGGTATGTTCCATCAGATACCCGTAACGCATAACCAGGCTCTGATCGGCCATGTCCTCAAGGTTCGAAATTACTGAACCCAGGGACGAAAACCAATCGATCGCCCAACTCCAGGGTACCAAGTTCCAGATGACCTCCGGGGTAAGTTCTACCCCTAGCAGGTGCTTGGCCTTCTGAGCCACATCGCCCAACTCCTCCCAATAAGGGGGGAGGTGGTACGAATAGGCTGCAGAAAACCATCGCCTCTGCGAAAAGGTCCTGGTCTTGTATAGCCCACCTTCGACGGTTGGGGAGTTTAGCCTAAAATGCCCGGGGCTGTAATAAGGCCTCGAGTTATTTGTCGGCGTATGCTCCCACTCTACCGTCTTGGTCTCCGGAAAACTCCAACGGCGGCGTACCACTCGACCGGCATCTCTCTCGTACTGACGCAACAAAGCGTCAGACTTGAGGACACCGGTGGCGACATCAGAGATCTCGCCTAAGAGTGGTTTCCAACCGAACTGAATGTTGAGGAAATCGTCCGAAGCGTCAGCTCCGAACGACTTATCGTTCCGCGCCCTTCGGCGCGAATCGATCCTCTTCTCCCATGACTGAATGGCTGCGCGGGGAACTCCTTCCCGTAGCAGCTCAGCCAGGGCAACAGCCAGGTTGGCAACGCTGTTGGTAGGTTTGGACCGCGCTATTGCATCCGTGCCGATCTTAATAAGTTCGGCATCCGACGAATTCATCGCCGGCGGAAAATAGTTGGTCCAGGGTGGGGACAATGGAACAATCGGACCGTTATACTTAATGGTCCTCTTGTTAACATCGTCATACGCAGATGCTGAGACATTAAACATCTC